GCTAGCCTGGTTACCTTTTCTAATGTATCCCTCACAAATCCTAGTTCTTCAGCTTTTTTCCCTAAATATATAATGTCGTAATTAGACAAGCATATCACCTCCTTGATCCGTTAATTCAAATAGCCCTTCCGGTACCATCAGTTCCCATTCACTGTTATAGAAACTGTCGTCCTTTGCTTCACTCACAAGGTACCGTCTGCTTTTTCCTATTTTACCTTTGCAATATTCTATGAATTCCTTCGATACCTGCATCTCTTTTCGATAATGGTCAAGGAGATATCCTACCCGTTGATATAGGCCCTGGATATTGTATATATCAAGATATCGCTTCAGTTTCTTTTCATCCAAGTATTGGATTCCTTCCAGGCAGTTCAACAATTCTTCAAAGCCACCTATTTTATTGAAATCCCTTATGCTGTCAACAACTGTTCGTTCCATATCAGTTATTCTGACCCCGGTGGTGTTCTTTGCTTCAAAAACACCCTCACTCATCCTAGATGCAACATATTTATAAGTTACATGATCATATTCAAAATGATTGAACTTTGTTTCAGATGAAACATACACTTCATAGAACACCTGATTTGCCAGCCCATAATATTCAAAAGCACTGTGATGAGAGATATATGCAGTGTCCGTTATGGCGCAAGCGATTTGATAGCGAGTTGCTACAAGCTGCCCTGTTGCAGGATTTACCACAGAATAGATATTCTTTCTGACTTTCCTAACCCGGCCTTTTTTCATCAAACGATCTAGCTGAGTATACGCTGTCTTCTCATTACCTACAAACTTTTTCACATCTTCGATTGTAAAAACCGGATACTTCGCCAGTTCAGTCAACATATCCACTTATCTCACCTCACTTTTTTAATTTTGCCATGATTTTCTTCGTATTTAAAGAATAACGTTCCGTTTATAAAAATATTATACCCGTTCTGCTTAGTTGTTATTCATCTTTTTTTAATTTTAGCACGTTATTCTTCAGAAGTAAAGAAAATCGTTCCATTTATAAAAACTTGCAGCGAGCTAACATTTAGATAGGATTTCATTTTCGCTCCGTTTGTTGCAAACAAAATAAACCCACCAAGTTCCTTGATTAATACAATCAGTCCACTCAGTGGGTTTCGATCATCCCTTACCTATTTTATGTGTCTTGATACATCAAAAATCAGATGGAAGGTTATGCTGTTATCAGGATGGATGACACCATTTTCGATAATTCTTTTAAAGATGTCCTCCCTATAAAGCGCTCCCTCTTCATTTCCGATATTCTCCAGTTCTTTGAAAAGCCAAGTCTTTTCTTTTACTAAAAATCGATGAGCATCTTCTTTATCATTCAGCTCATTGATCAGGTCTTGGGTTTCCATAATAGAATCGGTATATCTTTTGATTTCAGTTGTATCTTCACCACTCTTTGTTCCATCTTCTACTACTTTGTAAAGTTCTAAATATTCTTTCTTGTTTTCTTCTTCATAATATTCTAAAAGCCTCTTCTCATTCTCAGTCAGTTTTTTATCCTCTATTTGCTTGTTCAGTTGAGCTATGAAGGCTTTATCCTTCTTTATGCCTGATAGCATTTTCGTGAATAGTATTTTAATCTCCTCTTCGTCAATATATGGTGAATCGCAATTAATCAAAGCATCTTTTCCCAATGCCGCTTTGCATCTCCATCTATGTTTAATGCCAGCCTTAGTTTTTCTGGTAACATGAAAATAAAACTGGCCACATTCTGAGCAGATAAATCTGGAAAAGAATTCTAGTTGCTCATGGAAAACCTTAGCCTTAGCACTTTTCCTGGGTCTCCTCTTATCTAATACCAGCTGGGCCTTATTCCAAGTAGTTTTATCAATAATCGCGGGATGATGTTCTTCTATCAGAACCTGAGATGTTTGTCCAAAGTTCAATTTAGATCTGCTCGTGAAGGTGTCTTGTGTGTATCTTTTCTGATAGAGTAAATCTCCAGTATAGTTGATATTATTTAAGATGGTTGAAACTGTTTTGGGATTCCATGAGGCTTTCTTTTTCATGGTAGGAATACCTTCTTTAGTTAGGTCTTTACAAATCTGCAATCCACTTAAGCCATCTATGCACTTCTCAAATATAGACTGGACAACCTTCGCCTCATCCTCAACAATATACCAGGTCCTGTCTTTTTTGAAATCATATCCATAGGTCCTCATGCTATGCCCCACCATACCTCGTTTAGCATAGGCCTTTTTCCCCCAAGAGATACTTTCTCCTAGGCTTCTACTTTCTTCCTGCGCAAGTGCGCTGTAGACGGTCAAGAGAATTTCTCCGTCTTCGCTAGCAGTATCAATCCCCTCTTTCTCGAAGTAGATGGATACATTATGTTCTTTAAGCTTTCTCACATAATCAAGAGCATCCACAGTGTTTCTTGCAAATCTGGAAATAGACTTTGTAATAATACGATCGACCTTCCCGTTTTCGCAGTCTCTGATCATTTTCTGAAATCCAGCTCGCTTTTCAGCATTGGTCCCAGATACACCTTCATCTGCATATATTCTTACTAACTGGTTATTAGAATCTTTAAGAAGAGCGAACGTATAGTATGCTACTTGGGCTTCAAGTGAACCAAGTTGATCTGGTTCTCTGGTACTTACCCTGGCATAAACACCGACCCTTGTTTTTTTACTTTTCTTTTTCGGTTCAATTTTAATAATACCTTGTGAGTCGTCTTTAAGCTTCTTTTTGATTTTGTTTATTAATTCATTTGGTGGTTTATTTCTAAGCTCCAGCACTTCCACCTGATCCTCACTCCCTTCTTTTGATTGTACTGTTTTAGGTATAGACTCATCATTCTTTGGAATGGTGAACTTTGATGTGTCTTCATGTTCTACTTCGATTCCCGCCTTTTGTTTTTTATTATTGCTAGGTACCGTAGCCTTTGTATCATAGCTCCTTTTAAACTCACCTATTTCTGTTATATCGTTGTCCATCCATACAATTTGAAAGTCTTGCTCCGTTAAGATAGATAACTCCATGATCCATGCTCTCAATAAGGGTATATCTGCCATGTCCATAAATTTGTCTACAGTTTCCACTCTTTGAAGTCTTTCTAATGCTGACACACGGTATATCCGATCTTCTTCAATTTTTGTAGCCAAGTCCTCAAAGGCAACAATTGTATTCTCAAGCTCCTTCACTCTTTCCATTTTATATTTGTACATATTATGATCAGATTCCGCCAGCTCTTCTTTAGCTAGAATCAAGCTCATTAAATGACTCATCCTGTGAAGTTCAAACCTATCATTTTGATTAACTCTCTCAAGGTTATCTTTCATGTGTTTTAGTGCACCTGGCTTTTCAAAATCATATCGGACCTTCAACGCTCTTATCATCATTTCTAATAATGTTGATTCACTAAAAGGCACATCTAAACTGCAGCTGTTCTTATTTTTAGAGTTTAGACCACACTTCCATATAGAGTTTGTTTTTCGTTTGGAACGATGAAAATACCACCCGCAGCAGCCACAAGTAATTCTTTGCGAAAGTGGATATTTCACATTCGCACTTTTTTCCCTCTTAGGCCTACTTCCAAAAATCTCCTGAACCTTATTAAAGGTAACTTCATCTATAATCGCTGGGTGTGTATTCTTTATCAGATAGCGATTTTCATGTCCATCGTTCATCATTGCTTTTTTCTCCAGGAAAATGCTCGTTTGTTTATTCGTAAGCCTGTCCCCTGTATAGTTTGAGTTTGTGAGTACGTTTTTTACACTAGCACTTGCCCACAGCTCTTTCCCGCCCGGGCTCTTTATACCTTCTTCTGTAAGCATCAGCCCAATTTGGTGAGATGTTTTTCCTAGTAGAAATTCTTCGAAAATAGTCCTTATAACGTGCGCTTCTTCCTCTACAATCCTGAAAGTCTTTCCCCCATTTGTTTCAACAACTCGGTAGCCATATTGATTTAACATGACTGGCTCTCCCATTCTATTCTTTTTTTCAAACCCCCATTTTACATGCTCTGATATTGTCAGGGATTCTTGCTGGTAGACTGCCGCTAAAGCTGTTAGGAAAAACTTGTGTCTTGTTTTGGAAGAGTCGATCTTCTCTTTCTCAAAGAAGACTGTCACATTATGCTCTTTCAGTAATTCCACCGTCTCTAAAAGATCCTTTGCATTTCTAGAAAATCTTGAAATACTTTTTGTAATGACAAGATCGATTTTTCCTTCTTGGCAATGTCTTATAAGCCTTTTAAACCCTGGTCGCTTATCAATGGTTAATCCTGATATTCCGCTATCATAGTAAATCCCTATAAGCTTATGATCTGGATTCGCCACTATTAACTTTGAATAGTAATCCATCTGGTTTTCAAGAGAACTAAGCTTTGTATCATCTTGAATTCTGCTGATACGGCAGTATGCAGCAACCCTAAGCTTTTCTCCATTTTCACCCAGGGATAATTTTTGAGGTGGTTGCCACTGAAGCTCCACCTTTTTTCTCTCCAATATAAAAACTCCTTCCATTAGCGTACATTCCCGCTTAAGGCAGCAGGTATGTTATTAATCGCTCTAGTCCAGAGATAATGCAAGTACTATCTGTGGAATGGAAGAAGTTCTTGTTTTATTTATGCTATTCTTCTCTTGTTGGCCTTTATCCAGGGAAATCTCAACTTTAAGATCTATTTTTTCTTTTTACTTCTCAGCGGCCTTCTCTTTACATTTACCTTGTAGGAAGCTCCACACTTTAGCTGAAGCTCCACTTGCCACTTGTGAAACACAATGCCTTTCTCAACGGTCTGTTTGAAAACCTCTGCGTCAAAGGGCTCATTTGGACTTTCTATTTTCTCCAGCTCTTCTATGAGGGTCTTCCTACTTTCTTTAAGGTACTCACTCTCTTTTTTATTCTCATGAAGACCGTCGTATTCCATTTGCAGGATTTCCTGCTCATAGATTAGATGCCTCATTGTGGCTTCATATATGATTTCATTTGACCCCGAGGACCTTGATGCCATTTCAGTTATCTTATCCGTTATTCTATCGATTTGATTCCCCAGCTCATGCAGTCTTCGTTCTTCCTCCTCTGTCAAGGATGCATCCATAATCGCCAGATTTATTTTCTCCATTAAGTCCTCTTGGTTGTTTTTCAAGTCATAAAGCAGCTTCATAAAACCTTTCTCCAGCTCCTCTTCCCAAATGTAACTGCAGTTGCAGTCTGTAAACTCAGGATCTCTTTTAGAAGATACTCTACATTGCCATGCAGTAAACTTTGTCTCAATTCTCTCTACACCATAGTATGTGGTTAACCGTCTTCTGGTTACTGGCCTTCCACATTCACCACAGAATAGCTTGTTTGAAAAAGGAGCTATTCCGCTGTATACCATTCGATATTTATTGTCTGGATCCCTCAGCATGTTATTTCTTCTAGTCAGCTCCTCCTGGACCTTTTCCCAGTCTTCTTCACTTATAATAGCCGGATGATTGTTTCGAATGTAGTATTGAGGCTGATGGTCCTTGTTTCTCACCCGCTCGTGAGTCAGAAAGTCCACAGTTACAGTCTTCTGTGCTAGACAATCACCTTTGTACTTTTCGTTACGAAGAATCTTGTAGACCGCATCACTAGTCCAGGTTTTCTTGTTTCTGGCGGTCCTGATCTGATCACGCATGAGCTCTTTTGCAATGGTGGGAGTGCCCTTTCCTGCAAGAAGCTCCCGGTATATTCTTCTTACTATTTTGGCCTGTTCCTCATCAATGATCAGGTTGCCTTCCTCATCCTCTGTGTACCCAAGAAAGTAGGTAGTTGGGATATGAGGCTTCCCCTGCTGGAACCTTTTCTGGACTCCCCATTTGGTGTTTTCAGATATGGACCGGGACTCTTCCTGAGCCATGGATGATAAAATTGTGAGAAACAATTCACTTTTACTATCTAAGGTGTCCAGGTTTTCCTTCTGAAAAAATATCCCTATGCCTAGACTTTTCAGCATTCTGATGTAATGAAGACAGTCCAGAGTATTTCTTGCAAATCTGCTGATGGACTTCGTGATGATGTAGTCTATCTCCTTCTTCTTACAAGACTCTATCATTCGGTTGAACTCTGTCCTGTTCTTTGTTGAGGTTCCCGATAAACCTTCATCTGCAAAGATATCTACAAGCTCCCAGTTTGGATTTTTCTCGACATACTCCTTAAAATATGAAACCTGAATGTCATAGCTGGTCGCCTGCATGGCTGAGTCTGTGGATACTCTCACATAAACGCCTATCTTTTTCTTTTGGCCATCTAAATGCTCCTCATTTCTTGGTGTCCTGGTCTTTGCAGGAATGATGCTCACTCGGGACGATGATATCCTTTGTCCGGATCCTACTGCCATGCCTCATCTCCTCCTTCATTAATGTTTATTTTGGTTTCCTCTCCGGTGACCCAAGTTACTTTCAATAAAAAAGATGACTCCGCTTCAACACGTGTCATCCAGGCTCTTAAAAATTTTGGATTTTCTAGTTTTTTATAGAGATCCTTTATTGGACTTGATGATTGCTTCATTCTTTCCAGTTCAGAAATCGCATCCTTTCTATAACAATCATCTGCGTCTACCATCGCCCACCAAGGTTCTCTTTCTGCTATAGCGCTTTCCACACTTTGTCTGTGTTTTACAAGCTCTGTCTCATCCGTATTTTCTAAAACTGCCATACTTTCAGCAAAGAGCGCCTTTTCAAGTTCTAATCTCAATCTATTTTGTTCTCCATCCCTAAGCACTTCAGTGTTCTGGAGGTTTTTCTCAAGTTTTATGAGTTGTCTTTTACCAGGTGCTTTGGAATCAATATAATGTTTCTCAATAAAGGCCTTCTTTAATGCATTCATTATAGTTTCTTCTCGGATTCCAACTACACTGCAGAGTCTTGCGCTCTTTAAGTGGTTGCTACATCTCCATGTGACTTTTCCTCTAAGCTGATAGCGATGAAAGTTTCCACCGCACTCCCCACAGCTGATTCTACCTGAGAAATCATAGCGCTTCACAGGACCTCTCTTCACTCCTTTTGTTCTCGGTTTTATAAGTTTCTGAACTTTATCAAAAGTATCTCTGTCAACAATCCACTCGTGATGATCCTTGATGTAGTATTTCGTTTTCTGACCTTCATTGAGCATGACTTTATGAGATAAATAATCTTCGGTGTAAGTCTTCTGGCATAGAGCATCTCCAACATATCGCTCATTGCTTAATATGCCTTTAACCGATACATTCGTCCAATCTTCTCTACCATTTGCCTTCAGGTAACCTTTGCGAATAAACTGTCTGGCAATTTCTGTAGGGCTTTTCCCATTCAGGCATTCCTCAAAGGCTTCTTGAACAATATACGCTTCTTTCCGGTCTATGACCCAAGGGACTCCCTTGACTTTCTTATATCCAAGAATTCGAGAGAATTTTGCTTCTCCCTGTTCAAAGCGTTTTGAAGTCGCCCAGCTGATGTTTTCAGAAGTGCTCCTGCTCTCTTCCTGAGCTGTAGCAGCAAGCATGGTGAGAATAAATTCACTCTGCATATCACCAGTATAGAGATTCTCTTTTTCAAAAAGCACAAAGATTTTTCTCTCTTTTAGCTCCCTCACTACCTGTAGTGTATCCATAACATTTCTTGCGAATCTTGATATAGATTTACACAGGATTAAGTCCATCTTTCCGGCTTTAGCATAGCGAATCATTTTATTAAAACCATCTCTCTTCTCTAGTCTGGTTCCTGATTTTCCTAGGTCTGAAAAGATACCTGCAAATTGCCACTCTGGATTAGACCTGATGTAGTTGGTGTAGTGCACGATCTGATTGTCCAGTGAATTTACTTGAAGTTCTTCTTCTGAACTTACTCTACAATATGAGGCAACTCTTAATTTATGTCCATCAATGGCTAAGTTCCCAACACTGTATTCACCGGGTCTACTGCTATGTGAACTGTATCTAAAGCAGTCATCCCCAGTAGAGTGCATTTTTCTCGAAATGGTGGTCTCCATGTTTTTCCTCCTTTCTTTAATAAGTCTTTCATGCAAAAGATTTCTAGTTATCATCCAAACACCAAGTTAAAAATAAATCCCCTGAAACACATGTAAATAAGGGTTTCAGCTCTTTTGCGTATTACATATATCACTCAGAAGGCCTCTAATAGCAAGGATTACTTTGATAAAAAGGATAAAAAAAGAGCCGATGCTAAGGTGATAAACATCGACTCCGCACATTCAATTTTTCTCTTAATCATATTTCATGTAGGCATCAAATCCTGACTGTTTTAATCTTACCATCAGCGCTTCTGCATTCTCTTTCTTGCTAAATGCTCCAACCTGAACCCGGTAATACTTCTGATCCCCCTTTGGCTTAGGTTCTACTTCTACACCTTTGCTTATGATAGCTAAGAGGTCTTTGTCCACCCAAGTCATTATCCCAGGAGAATCATCCCATTTTTCTTTGCTGATCTTCTTGCCAAGAAGGACACAGGCTTTGCCACCTTTAATCACAGATTTCCCATTAAACTCAGTTTGAGTGATTAAGTGATAGGTCCCTTTGACCCATGTAGGGATTGTTGGTCCACCAGGATAGTATCGAGTTGCGGGAGCCTTGATCTCCACAATATCCCCTGCATTAAAATCCTCTTTAACATTCGGTGAATCCTTCATTTCAAGTGCTTTCTTTACTGCAGCTCGAAAGGTATCCATACTCTCTCCATGTTTTGGAAACCAATGTCCCACATCGGAGTGATTTGATGCGATCCCTTTTTTGTTTCCTTCTGCATGACTGAGAATATCTTTTTCCGTCAGATTATAGAGCTTACAAAGATACACACATAGCTCCACAGCATTCTTCCAGGCTGCTCTAAAGTAGGGTTCATTTTTCTTCACATCGTAACCAACCATGTTAGAGCCACCAGAATAAGAAAACCCACCCGGCTCGCAAATTTCAAAACCGATGTGGGTGTTATTGGCATCTCCTCCTGCATGCCATCCTCTGTGATTCCAAGGAAGATACTGCCAAACTTCTTTATCGTCTAAGAAAGCATGGACACAGACCTGGCGATTAATTTCGCCAGCCTTATAGGATTTATTCCAGCGGCTGAACCAGTCAGCGGCCATCACTCCAGGCGTGGCTGTAGAATGGACCATGATGCCTTTAGGTGTGATCTTTCTTCCTGCTGTGTAACAATCATTTCTGGTCATGAACTTAGATTTCAAATTACTTAGTCCCATCTTTGTCTCCTCCGTCTTTTAGCTGCTCTAGAATATCCCGCAGCTTTTCTGGAATAGGTAGTCCCAGTCTTGTAGCATTTTCAATGATGCTGATTCCTTCATTGGACAGATAAAAGAAAATCACTGCGGTTCTAATAGCACTGCCATCCCCGATGATGTTCTGATCAATAATGTGAGCCACCCCAACCAAAGAGAAAATCACCACTTTTTTAAAGATGCCCCGAGCACCTACATCGCTGGATAGATGCTTTTCCAGAACTGCACACATCACTCCCATTAAATAGTCCACTACTATAAAAGCGATCAGGGCATATAAAAATCCGTCGTATCCTCCGAGAAACCATCCGAGCCATCCGCCAATAGCGGCAAAGGCCATCTGTAGAAAGGTCCAAATGTCTTTCATAGTCTTTTCCTCACTTTCACATATTTTTTATATTGAAAAAACGCCCGGCTAAAGGCGTTATTATCGTTGTCGTTCATAAAGTTAGTACGCACCATAATATATAAATCCGCTCGCCTTAGCATAGAATCCATCTCCTGGGATATAAATAGCACCGTCAAAAGTATCGTATTGGGTCGTTGTGAATCCTGGCTGTTCAACTCCCTCCCAGTAGAGTCCATCATTGGAGACGCAGAGCATACTCTCTTTAAGAAGCGCAAACTTGCCCCAGTCCTCCATCCAGATGATGTTCCTTGGATTTGGGATGTTGTTGTTGGCCAGATCCCCTACCCAGGAAAGATTCGTCTCAGTAATCTGGGTGGCATCGTCACTCATCACGCAGAGCTTCACATAGTAGGTGTAATCACCGCCCACATTGGTGTAGTTGAACTTCATCACGAAGAGCACATCATTCACTGACCTGATAAACATATATCGGGTGTCATTCACATCCTCAGGTATAGTCGTGTTCCAAAGACCGGGACTTGCTGAACTAGCTATCGCTATAGATTTGTCGCCTCCAACCACGCCAACAAAGTTTCCCTTATGGGTGGTCAGGTATTTAAAGATGGGGACTGAGGTTCCATCAGAACCAACCAGGGTCCAGGCAGTTCGTTCTTCCAGAGAATCAAAGCTGTAATAAACCGGTGACTTGTAGTACCACCAGCTGACCACACCTGAACCTCTGTCCATATCATAAGCACCACAGGTCATGGCATTTTGTGCTCCGGCGCAGTATCCAGCGTTATGCCAAGTGATGCCGTCAAAAGAGGCAATGATATTGGCAAGGCCTACAATTTTTGCGATAAATACGCCATCCGCTGCATAAAGAATTTCAGGCTGACCGTGGCTCCACCAAGGAACACTGACCACAGTCCACTGCTTCGTTGTCTTATTCCAGTAAGACATGTATGGTGTTTTGGCGTAATAAACTGCAATCTGTGCGTTTCCGTTATCATAGACATTAATCTGTCTTTCACTCCCGTATTGTGTATAGCCAAAATTGTTATAGTATTTCTTACTCCAGCTTAAGGTAGGAATGGGAAGGACAATGCTGCCTCTGCCACCAAAAGCTGTCCAGATGGCTAAGGTGTTATTGAAATTTCTATCATAACTCATGGGCTTCCTCCTTAAGCTTTCTCAATGGCTGTGATTCTTCCACTGGAGTCTGTTGTATAGGTGTAGTTCCCAGTGGATCCATCAGCGTAGGTGACTTCAAATGCTGCGGCATCAATCATAAGTGAAGATACTTCCTTTAGAAGAAGCTCGGAGAAAATATCTTCTAAGGTAATGCTGGTGATCCTTCCACTGGAATCAGTGGTGAAACTATATTCTGCATGGTACTGGTGGGTATCACCTTTTTCCACTTCATAGGTCACATTGATGATGCTACCTACCACAGATAAAGTCTTTACGATGGTATAGGAAACCCCTAAGTCGTAGACCTGGTTTTGAAGGTCGTCCACGGAGCTACCTACGTTGGAAATGGAGTTCTCAATTCGGTAAAAAGTATCGGAGATACTAGGTCTGTATCTTCCCACTTCCACCCGAATGTTGTAGCGATAAAAGGGATTGTATTCGAGGGAAATGATTCTGGTCTTTACACTGATCCCCAGTGGGTTAAAGACGATATGCACATTGTCCCCCACCGCCAAATCCATAAGCTTGAAAAATGAAATATCATAGGAGGATGCATTTTCTCTAGAATCATGGGATACTGCCACATTGGTGACATTCTTTGACCCCATGACCTGAAGGTATTCTGTGGAACCTCTATGACTTCTGATGTTTATATTATTGCCATCGTACTGGATCTCTCCGCCTAGAATGGCAATATACTGCATGAGAGCAGCCCTTCGTGAGACCTTCTGGTTGATTTTCATAGTTACACTTTCAGTGAAATCAACAACTCCCGCTGAAAAAGGTGTACCAGAGAGAACCTGTGCAAGGCCTGCTGCTGGGTCCCCGGTGAAATCAAACTCTGTGATGTTATACATCTCATGGTTTAAGAGGTAAGATACGTGTTCACACAACACTGAACAGATGGGTAGGCTGCCTTGAAGGTTCTTAGAAACTTGAACGATTTCAAAGTACTGGCCATCAATTTTAGCAATTTGCTTGACCTTTAGTGCCAGGGCTGACTTTGCAAGGACTGAAAATGTAAGGGTGTATTCTCCTTCCAGTGTTTCTCTTATGTTGGCACTGATGACTTTCTTTATGGTTTGAATGAGTGTGTTTCCTGCATAGATTTCAATCAAGGCAGCTCCTCCTTTCTTTTTTATGATCCTGCAACACCAAGGTTTCTTACCGTTACGGTATTTTGATTCCACTGTAGCTGGGCTATGACTCTGGTTAGGATATTGCCATCAATGGTAAGCGGAATGGTCACATCAAAGACCGCGCCCTCTGAGCCACTTAAACTTCCTGTTACCTGAGAATTAAGGTCCAGATCAAAGTCTGTAGGAATGGCTCCCTGCATATCTTTTTCCACACCGCTCATGGCCTCTGTGAATCCTTCACCGATACCCTCACCCATATTGGAACCAATGCCTGCAAAAACTCTAGAAGGTGAACGAATACCGAGGACTTTTTTAACACCACCAACAATACCGTTGACCATATTTTTCACTTTTTCGCCAAGCCAGCCAATCATTGAAGCAATACCATCCCATAACCCCCGCGCGATATTTCTTCCCACTTCTAGTATTGATGGAATACCACGGGCAAGGCCTGTAACGATAGACATAATGATCTGAGGAAGTTGAGCCACAATCTGTGGAATGGCACGAATAAGTCCCATACCCAATTGGATCGTCAGTTGCACACCCATCTCGATTAGTCTTGGAAGATTACTGGTGATGAAGGTAATGATGCTATTAATAATCTGAGGTAAGGACTGGATCAGTGTTGGTAGCGAATTAAGAAGGCCCTGGGCAAGTCCACTGATGATTTGGAAGGCTGCATCCAGAACCAAATCCAGGTTATTGATTAAGGTGGCGGCAATCAGAATCACCGCTTCCACAATGGATGGAATAAGTTCCGGCAGCGCATCTCCAAGTCCAGTAGCTAAAGTTACAATCATCACCAGAGCAGCTTCCACCAGAGCCGGTAGATTGGTGATAATCCCATCCACTAAGGTTAGGATCAGCTGAAGGGCTCCCTCTGTTATCTGTGGTAGAGCCTCAATAAGGCCTCCAACAATGGTCATGATGATGTTTGTTGCTGCTTCAATTAACGTGGGCAGATTATCTAAAATGCCATTTACTAGAGCAATGATTAAGTCCGGCGCAACTTCTGCAATAGCTGAAATAAGACCTGTTACCACTTCGAGAATTTGCGGAAGGATAATGGCAATCTGCTCAACCGTTTCTCTTGCCCCTTCTTTTAGCTGTTCTGCTGCACCTTCTTGGCCGGTAATAAGACCAGTAAGTCCGTCCAGGACCATGGTAAAGCCTGGGAGGAGCTGGGATGTAATATTGTTTTTCACCCCGGCAAAGGATCTGGTGAGGTTATCCATGGCATCCGTATAATTCACTGCTGCATCCACTGACTCATCGCTCATGACAAGGCCTAATTCACTGGCCTTATTCTTTAGGTCCTCTGTGCTCTCTGCAGTTTGGTTTAATAGAGCCGCCAGTTCCACAGAAGAGTTTCCAAGAAGATCATTGGCAATGGCTGCTTTTTCACCTTCATCGGATATTCCTTGTAAGCCTTTGACCGTCATTTCAAAGATCTCTTCACGAGACTTCCCCTGAAGATCTTCCATAGAAATACCAAGTCGCTGAAACTTATCTGTAGCTGAGGTGCTTCCATTGATGGCATCATCCACTGTATTGTTTAGCTTCTTCATACCGTTTTCCAGAGAAGAGATACTGGCACCATTTTGGGATAACACATAATCCCATTCCTGGTAGCCCTGCCTTGATAGACCTATCCTTTGGCTGGCTTTATCTATTTCATCCCCTGCTGCAGCTGCATCATTAGCCATATCAAAGAGCTTTTTACCCGCAGTGACAGCAGCGGTTCCAATGGCGGCCATGGCCACGCCAATTCCAGCAGCCACTCCTTTAAGAACAGAGCCTAGCTTTTCAAACTTGCCACCTGCGTCATCGGTTACCTTTGCAGAGTCTTTTATCTCGTCTCCAAATTTGTCGGCTTCTTTGCCAGCGTCATCAAAGCCTTCACTGGCCTCATCCAGAGCTTTATTGTTTTCATCCAGCTCCCGCTCCATCTTGTTTAGATCAGCGTTGGCATTGTTTAATTGGATCTGCCACGCTTTGGTTCTTTTATCGTTCTCCCCAAAGGATTCAGCGGCATTTTTCAAAGCAGACTCTAAGGTGGACACTTTATTCTTTTGGGCTTCAATTTCTTTATTCAGGACTTCATTTCTTGCAGTGACTGCCTGTATGGATTTATCCTGCTTATCAAATTGGGAAGTCACCAGCTTCATTTCCGATCCTAAAACTTTAAAATCACTGTTGATTTCTCGGAGAGCATTCTTAAATTCCTTTTCACCTTCAACGCCAATCTTCAGTCCAAAGTTATCTGCCATGAGTGCCTCACCTCCTTTACGGGCATGAAAAAAGACACCGTTTTTCGGTGTCAGCGTAATTTAACTTTTTAAATTGTCAATGTAACAATCAAACTTTTATCTTCAAAGTCCAATTCGTTGCTTTACCTTCTGTCCTTTTCACTCGCATATTTTCTTATTTATACGCACAGAAATGACATTAGATCCACTCAGGAATGACCTCATCTATGAACAGTTCTCTCTTGGCTTTTGCAATGCCAATAAACTGCTTATGGCATTCCCACAGATCCATTAAATAGCCAATGGGCATCTGCCATACCTCTTCTTCTCTTCGGTTCAGATGGGCTGTTCCAAAATAAATAAGTCGGGTAAATAGTTCCTCATCACTTACCCGACCACCTCGTTTTTTGAGTCTTCACTCTCCACGTTTCGTTTTGTCCCCTTCATCATACTGGCCATAATGGCGTTTTTGTAATTTGCCAGCTCAAAAGGTGTGGTTAAAAGCTCCACTTCCTCTTCCGTCAAAAGTTCTCTTTGATCCTCTTTATTCTTGATGTTATGAATGTGAATGGACTGATTGGCTAAGAGCGTAATGAGCCACACCACTTCATCCAAGGCCAATTCAAAGTTCTCTGTTTTCATCAGCTTATCACCCAGGTTTTCAAGCCCTCCATAACGCTTGGCAATTTCCTTTGTGGCTTTAGTGGTGAGGATCATCTTAAATTCAGTGCCACCCACATTGATGATGGCACTTCTGTCTTCAGCTGCTTCCGTTAGTTTTATGTTTTCATCCGCCATTTATCTTCCCTCCATTACGATACAATAACTGTTGCTACTTCTGTTTTCACTGGATCTGCTCCACTTAAGCCCAGAACGCAATAGTAATAATAGGTATCTGCAACCAGGTCAGTTGGGATATCAAAGCTTGCAGATGTTTCACCATTAATGACAGTGCCTCCAGTAGAGCTGTCGATGGTATTCTCATACCACTGATAAGTCACAGGATTTGAAGTGTTGGAGCTGGCAACAACAGACAGGCTTCCAGAAATACTACCAGCTGTCACTTCCGTTAAACTTTCAGGCTGGGTTGTGATGGTTATGGTGGGTGTCACCGGTGAAAAGTCCGGTTCATAAACAGCACTAAACCATTGGGTTATTGTAGAAGCGGCAACACCGGTATCTCCCTCTGTTACTTCAGCTTTCCAAGGATGCTTTTGCTCTCCATCCAGCTTGTTTCTTCTAAAGACCGTTCCTTCTATGGTGGGACTGCTAAAGGTAATGGAATCACCCTTGGTGGCAAGGCTTGTTGCTGGAACACTGAAGATAACCCTATATAGCCAAAAATAGCGATACTTGCCATTGGACTTCTTGGCACGAAACCCGATGGCTACAGGTGATCCCCCATCCTCACTTCTTGAAACCACTACATTGTTGCTGTCGATCTTACAGCCTGTCAGGTCCTGAGCCACCAAGGAACCGATATCGTCAATCCCTAAGCTGAGCGCCCCGCTTTTAAACTCCTTCACAACCTCTGATGCACCATCATCTGCATACAAAATCGCCTCAATCAGCTCTACACTAAGTTCTGCTGTCATGGCTTTTGCCAGCACCTTAGGTGTGCCATAGGTCTCAATGCCACTTTCATCTTCTGTGATTTTGGCATAATACAAACTATCTAATCCAATTGTTGCCATGTCTTTGTCCTCCTTCATTTTCGCTAAATCTCTCCAGCTATATGTTTATTTCATACTCTTTTGCCACATCAATGGCGAAGTGGTGAAAACCGGTATCTTCTTCATAACCGAGATACCTTCGATCTGTTATGGTAAATCCCTCACTTAAGAAACGTTGAACAATATCGTTTTTACTCTCCAGGTAGTTTCCTTTAGAAAAAAGGGAAAGGCGAACTTCCTGCATCTCTACAGAAGGTAGATCGTCAGCAAAATGATCAAAGATATCACTCATAGGAATAAGAACCAGGTATTCATCCGGGGCTTTCTTACTAAAGATTCCGGTTTCTATTGGAATTCCCAATGGCTCAAGCGCCTCGCTTATATCTTTCAAAATGCTGCCTGTCATTTCATTCGCCTCCCTTCTTTTTATAGTTTACTTATCTCTTCATCCAGTTTGTTTTTCATGGCTTCTATACAGGCTTTTCTGCTTGCCGCCTTCGCTGGCTTTAGAAATGGTTTTGCCGGTTGTCCAGACTTCCCATATTCTATGATGTTAGCAATCTTGGCATTAGACTCCCCATCGCTTCTTGGTTCATCAAACCCTACTTTCACATCATAATCGCCGTCACGATTAATTCCTGCAGGAGATACCCCTAGTGCTTTTACGAGTTCCCCGGTCGACCTTGAAGGGAGCTTTGTGTTATTCCCAATCACAGCCTGAAGATTTGATTTCACTTTGGCTTTCACCACTTCGCCACCTGCTTCTAGAACCTTCGGGATGATCTCATCGGTCTTCTCACTTAATTTGGATACTTTCAATAGAAAGTCATCGGGCATTTTAAAACTTGATTTGGCCATGAGATCACCTAATCCTTTGTAGGTTCTGTTTTTTCTGCAGCTACTTCAACATATAATCCAGCTATGTTTTCCACACTGATGATCTTGTACCTGCCTGTATTACAGGAAATAAACTGGCCTACTTCCACTTGAATACCAGGAATGCGTCTGAACTGGAAGATGGCATTGGCTTTGCTATAGGCTGCCATGTTAGCCCACTTCCTTGAACCATGTCTTTCTTCTTTATAGGCTCTCACCTTGGCTACGACTGATTCCCCTCTAAAAGTGAATCCTTCATTGTCCTTGGTTTGCGTGGCATCGATGATCTCTATGAATGTGTTCATCTTTCCAAAGCTCATCTGTCTCACCTTCCTTAAGAACCTTCTCATCATAATCATGTCTTCGATCTTTCCTTCGGCCACTTCGATAGCAGCGTTTCTGCCTCTTTCGCTTCTTTTTCACCCAGAGTCTTTTCATTAAACCTGCCACTCCTTTCCCATTCGAAGAAGGAGGTGTACGGTTTTCCATACCTGTTCCGAAGCTCTGACATCATTGTTGAAGAAGCCCCCTGTGGATCCATCCCGGCTCTCATAGAAATGGGTGGCCAGCATGATGATCCCTTGCTCGGTGGCTTTTGACATCTGATGCTCTGCATAATAATCTGTACCTACTTGCTGGTAACCTTCTGCATAGTTAGTGGCAGCTTCAATCAAACCTTCAATTAAAAGATCATCCTCTGAATGGGTTAAGATAAGATTTGCTTTTACCTTATCTAGTAGCGCCATGATTTATCACTCGCTTTCCATGAGGCCCGCAGTTTTCAGTTTGAGAAGCAGGGCATTGAAATCCGTCACAAGCCCAGCAACCTCTGTAGCTGTACTTTCAGCTTGAAGCGCTGCCGGTTTTAACTCCGTTCCATCAAAGGTGACTTTTCCTTCTGCAGTTACAGCTATCTCTCCACCAATGACGGTTTTCTCACCACCCTGTTCGGTGTAATTCTTCGTATTATATGTCATGGTTTTTACCTCCTATAAAAGATTAAGGAAGGCAGTACTTAAACCACCTTCCCCGTCAAGTTTCTTAGGCTTTCTGCTGAAGCACCTTGATGGCTTCAGGCAGGATTAGTTTTGCATCCAGTCTCTGAGAGGCAAGGAAACCTACCTGACCATTTGCTGCATAGAGCTCGTTCAGGCGCTTAAAGGTTCTGCCTTGACGGTCCGCAATCCAGTAGTACTTAAAGTCTCCAAAGAGAATGGTCTTCTCCCCTGCTGCTGCCACAGGCATGAACTGTGAGGAAATCACAGGTCGGTTTAAAATCGTATCTGGTGTTCCAGCCTGTACAGATGGTTGCCACAAGTACTGTCCCTGACCATCCTTTAGCTTTCTGATGGCCTTGACTGTTGCATCATTTACAAGGAATGTCCCGTTCTTTCTGTAAGAGGACTTCAGGCTGTGATAAAGGTCCAGTACCTCATCCATGGTAATGGCTGTTGCACTTGCTGCGGTTACACCAAGACTTGCACCTCCTGTGGTATGAAGAAGTCCTGTTGGTTTGCTACTTCCATTACCGGTTAAGAATCCTTCTTCCTCGGCAGCACCAATTCGTCTTGCAAATTCTGCAGCGATATACGCTTCAAGGTCAAAGTAGCTGTCGTTAAGAAGCTCATCTGAAACCTTTAGCATGGTACCTAATTTGTAGGCAGAGAGGGTCACCTGGGTAAAGGCATCATCACTTTCGTTAAATGCTCCTTCTTCATCCATCCAAGCTGCTGAACCATGACTTGCCACCACAGGGATCTTGCGATCTCCGTGACTGGTATTAATGACATTGCAGAGATTTCTAAGGACATTGGCTTCCTGAAGCGCCTGAATCAGCTGATTCTCGTATTCATCTGGCACAAGGAAACCACCTTCAGAATCGGTACCAATCTGCAGTGCATTTTGTACAGAAGGATTCATCTTGTTTCTCATGGCCCCCCAAAAGGCACTCTTATAGGCATCGGATGCTCTACCTGTTTTTTCCTCAATCATCTTATCAGGTCTGGATGCAAGAGGTTTGCTTGTCATAGCGGAAAGCTCTCTGTCCATAGCATCCTGTCGCTCAAGGCGCTCGATTTCCTTACCAAGGTTCATGACCTCATCTTCCATCTTTTCATAGACAGCATTGTCTTCTGGTTTGATCAGACCGTTTTCCTGACGGTGGTCGTCTAAAAATATCTTGGCCTGCTCCCAAACCTTTGCTCTTTTTTCTCTCAGTTCTTGAATTCTACTCATGTGTATTACCTCCAATTTTTAATAAGCTCCAGCCGTCTTTCCAGCTGGGCAATAGGGATCTGGTTAACTGCAGTTACAGGTTCTTGTTTGACCGTTGGGTCAGGCTCTTTTACTGCCTCTTCCTCACTCGCTCTCAGGTATTTCATCCTCGCCTGAATGCCAGGGAGCTTGTTCCTTAAAGCATTGGTCACCGTCATCTGGTCAAAGATAAAGCCACCGGAACCTTCATTCGCCGGTTCTGATTCGTAGAGAATCTTGTCGGCAAACTTCAGCTCGATGGCTTTATGGGCACTCATCCAGGTTTCAGAGTCCATCATGTGTGAAATCTTCGCTCTGGAAAGTCCCGTCTTTGTCTGATAAGCATTGATGATGCTTTCTTTTACTTCGCTAAGCAGGTTAATGCCTACTTGCAGATCCGCCACTTCCCCAGCAATAAGCATGGCTGGGTTATGGATCATGATGACTGATAAGGGTGATACACACACCTCGTCTCCTGCCATGGCAATAACAGAAGCTGCACTGGCTGCCAGTCCATCTATGTGTACACTGATTTTTCCTGGATACTCTTTGAGCATGTTGTAAATCTGCGCTGCTGCAAAGGTGTCCCCACCTGGTGAGTGTATCTTTACGACAATGTCATCAGTACCAGGTCCACTACCATAAAGCTCTGTCTTAAACTGTTTAGGGGTGATGTCATCATCAAACCAAGAAGATTCTGCAATGTACCCTTCAAGATGTAGGGTCCTTATAGCAGGGCCATCTGTTTCATTCACCACCCAGCGCCAAAATTTATCCATCTAATCGACCTCCTTTTCCCCATAAAAAATGCACTCCTCATTTAGAGAAATGCTGTTGATACTTAAATTTAACTTTGTAGTTGTCCACAGAAATGGCCCTACTTATACACTAATCATCAAGGCTCATCACCACCAGACTCTTCTAGCGCTTTCCTTGCATAGGCCCCCGCCATCTTAAGCGGCAGCATATTGCCATTGACCAGATATAAGTCTCCACCATCTTCTTCAGAGATGGGATCCATATTCTCCATCCTTCTCACGTCATTGACGGAGAAAAAGCCGTTTTGAATACCGATGGCATAGCCATCCATCCTAGATTTATAATCCCCACGCATGAGAGCTGATGCATTGAAAGACACAAAACATTGACCCTTCTCTTTATCGAGAAAGAGCTTCCTATTCATGGCTTGCTCTATTCGGACCAGCCAAGGCCTGATGGTATGGACCACAAAGCTGATGGATTGGTTTTCAATATTACTGAAAGAACTCTTACTAAGGTCCGCCACCATATGGGGTGGCACTTGGAAGATTCTACATATTTCTTCTATCTGAAACTTCCTGGTCTCAAGGAACTGAGCATCGGAGTTTGGCATGCTGATGGCTTGATACTGAAGGCCATCTTCTAGGACTGCTACTTTATTGCTGTTATTAATTCCCCCATAAGCCGCCTGCCAGGCATCTCTCACCTTTGTAGGATCCTTGATGGTTCCAGAAGTGGAAAGAATACCACTTGGTGTGGCGTTGTTGGCAAAGAACCTGCCCCCATATTCTTCAGCGGCAATGTTAAGGCCTATGGCATTTTTCGCAAGAGCTACTGGTGAATACCCCATAACCCCGTCAAAACCAAGACCCGGTACATGAAGAACGTCTTCTGGCCCCAGGTAGTGGGTGGTATTGTCTTTTCGGTAAGCATAGTAAAGATTTCCTTTGTTGTCCCGGTCTACAGTCATTTTATCCGGAAGCAGTGGATACAGCTGTGCCACTTCACCCCTCCCATTTCGAATGATCTGGCAGTAGGCATTTCCCCAAAGAAGGATGTGGGTCATCATGGTCTCTCTTAAAGTAAAAGACGTCATCTCCGGATTAGGTTCATCGTGGAGGATCCGGTAAAGCGGGTGAGTGAGTATTTTCTCCTTTCCGTCCCCTTTGTACTGGTATGTGTGAAGGGGTAAAGATGCCACGGTCTCTGCAATGATTCGCACACAGGCAAAGACTGCTGTTGTCTGCATGGAGCTTCGTTCATTGACCACTTTTCCAGAGACACTTTGTCCCATATAAAATCTTGGTGCATCACTGACTCGATCTGTCGGCTCAGCCCTTGCCCTAAAAAGCCAATTTAAAAAGTTCGCCATACGTTGTTCTCACTCCCTTCTATCCCAGGATGATCATGTCCCGTTCATCATAGATGGACCCATCATCATCCGGTGGATTTACTGTGGCTCTGGCAACCCCCATGATCATGGCAACAATGCCATCTATTTTTTCTGAGGATTTTTCCTTGTCTACCTTAATGTTTCCAGCCGGGTCTGTCCGGACCACAATGTTATCTGCCATCCATCTTAGAACCGGATGCCCGCCATGGGCTACTTGCTTGCTTAAGATTAGCCTCATCAGATCCTTTGTGGGTGGTGACATATCCTTAAATCCCTGACCAAAGGGAACCACGGTAAATCCCATCCCTTCAAGGTTCTGACTCATCTGTGTTGCGCCCCATCTGTCATAGACAATTTCTCTGATGTTGTATTTCTCGCCAAGTCGCTCGATGAACTTTTCGATGAATCCATAGTGGACCACATTTCCTTCCGTGAGATTTAGAAGCCCCTGCCGGTGCCAGATGTCATAGGGAACGCTGTCTCTTTTTACCCGCTGATGAAGGGTTTCTTCTGGTAGCCAGAAGTATGGTAGCACCTGAAATTTATCTCCTTCTTCTAACGGCGGGAACACCAGCACAAAGGCTGTGATGTCACTGGTGGAGGAAAGGTCCAGACCTCCGAAGCAGACTCGCCCTTTTAGCTCTTCCGGGTCTACAATGAAATTACAAAGGTCCCACTTATCCATGGGCATCCATTTGATTTCCTGCTTTAACCACATATTGAGCCTCAGTTGTTTAAACAAGGCGAGATCTGCCGGATCGTCCTTCACTTGACTATAGTGCTCTCTCACACGATCTATAGAAATGGTATGACCAAGACTTGGGTTGGCCTTGTACCAGTTGTTTTCATCTTCAATATCTGCATCATCATCAAGTCCATAAATGATGGATAGAAAAGTAGGATCCACTCGTTTACCCTCCAGGATATCTTTGGCCTTTTGATGCATCTCCCAGCCATAGCCGGAGAGCTGATTTCCTGCAGTGGTAAGATATAAAAAGAGTGGCTGTGTCCTGGCGTCACCCGATCCAGTGGTCAACATCTTTGCAAGGTCCGGATTTGGATAGGTCCAGATCTCATCTAGGATGACACAAGATGCATTGATCCCAGACTTTGATTTAACATCGGAGCTAAGAACCTGATAGAAACTTCCTGTCTTTGGATAAGTGATTCGCTTGGTGGACCTTACCAGATTGGTTACTTTTGATAGTGTTGGATTCCCCTCCACAAAGTTCATACTGGTGTTAAAAATGATGCTGGCCTGCTGCCGGTCACAGGCTGCTACATACACTTCAGCATTTGGTTCTCCATCAGCGAGAAGCATGTAAAGGGCAATGGCCGCACCAAGTTCTGACTTGCCATTTTTCTTTCCTATTTCCACATAGGCTGTTCTATATTGTCTAGTACCATCTTCTCTTAACGTTCCAAAGAGGCGTCTCACCAGATCCTTCTCCCAATGGAGGAGCTTAAAAGGCTGACCAGCCCATTTGCCTTTGGTCAGCTTCAACTGTTCTATAAAGTTAATGGCGTGATTTGCATGAGCTTCACTATATGGCATCTGGTCCCCTCCTTTCGTTGGTTAATCATCATCCCGTCTTAAAAGCTCTTCTGCCTTAGGGATGTTTCCAAGTAGCTCTGCCATGGCATCTCCCTCTATGGTGTTACCGCTATTATTGATATTGAGCCTGCTTCTAGCCGATGGGCTAAGGCCAAGCTCGGAGCAGAAGTTTCTCATCTGTTTTAGGTTTTGCTGGGCAATGGACACCTGAGGAATCTGCTGAATATATCCTGAAGCGGTCTTTAAGATGGATCCATGCTTTGAGATAAACTCCTCTGCTTCTTTCCATCTGGCATAGGCTTGGCAGTATCCGGCAAAGGCAGCCATATCAACCTCCGTCAGTAGCCCCATGGATTCAAGCTCCTTTGACAGCCTGCGCCATTCTTTTTTGGCATCTGGCTCCAGCCATGACGGGCACTTAGGTGCGGTTTGCTTGGGTTTAGGTTCATTTTTATTTAGCGGTCTTTTCCCTGGATTACCTTCCAGCTCTTTGATCGCTGTTGGTTTTGGTGGTCTTCCTCTACCTGCCATAACTTTCACCTCCTTCATTTGTGGTAAAGAAAAAAGACCCGTAGGTCTTCATGTAAATGTTGAATGGATTTTTATGAAAGCAGCTATTTTTCTTTTTGCCTCTCAGCTCTTCCCAGCTCATAGGCCATTTCTAAAGCTTTCTTCACTCCCCATACAGAAACTTCGTGAAAATCAAGTCCGTCAGAATTTCTAGTCTCCAAAGTCTCTATGAAGAGATGTTCTTTTGCGATGGTTTCCAGTTTCTTCTCAATTCCTTTATTCATTGTCTCAGACCCCTTTCCTTTTGGTGTGTACATATTAGCTCTGGTCCGGGGTATTATCCAGTACTATTTTCATTTTTTGAATCTATTTATTTTAAGAGGAAAAGAGCCAATATCAAGGCTCTCCTCATGATTTTCCATTTTAATTGATAGAGGCTTATTAAATAGATTACTTACCTCTAATCCCTTTGAAATTGAAATTCCCTTTTTGTATTTCTTCACGTTCTCTATCTTGAGCCTTACGATAATCAGGATCCTTGGTTTCCTTATCCTTACAGGTCATGCAGATACACTGTTCATTGAACATTGACATGGTTCGCCCATTCTCTAAAGAACCACCGCAGCGATCACATGTTTTTTGACTAAAGAATCTATCCACTTCTTCTCCTCCCTTCGATTTTATAAATCTTCCGACTGGATTTCATAAACTTTTGTAGCATCTCTGCCTGTGGGTTCAAAGCCTTATCCGCATTCCAGAATAACTCCATATCCTCCATCAGATTAAGCAGTGTCAGAACTTCATGTTTACTGTCTGCAATTCCTAGCACTTTCTGCTTCTCTAGAATGGTCAAAATGAGACCTTGAAGCATTGCAACGTAGGTTATCTGATCCATTAAGATTCACCCACCTTTCTGAATGCCCCGCTTCCCTCAAGGTTCTTAAGAAGTGTCTTTCTTGTTTGCTTATACTCTGGGCCATTCATACCAATCCGTATCAACCAAGTTCTAAGTGCATACTTGGGATTATCATCCTGCGCCTGTTTGTAAGAAGCGCGTTTCAGTGTTTTGGCATATTGGTCGATGAGAGTAATGAGTTCTTTAAAGGCGGTCTTTTCCTCTTCCGTCTCATTCTCTTTTTGCAAAGTAAAAGTGATCTTTTGATTTTCAAAATCAAATTCTAACCCAGGGAGCTCATCCTGGAAGTTTTCAAGGACCTGCTTTAAGTCCTCCAGGTCTTTAATGTTTTGGCCCTCTAGCTTTTCAGCCAGTGTGTCTGATACAAACACCTTTGAGCCTTCAAATGCCAAGGTTAAAAGATGCTGCTTACTTGAGATCATGTTAATCAGATTTTGCAAGGTGCCTTCTGTATGGTCTGTCATGGGAAGAATTAACTCAAATCCTTTAACCTTCCCTAAGCTAGCTGCTACTACTCCAGCGTCTTCATCCATAACATTTTCAGTTGCACTTACAACAGGCGGGTTCAAAATCTCCTCTAAGGTGAGTTTTTCCCCTTGAGCGTTTGTGATGTTCCCCACCCGATCCACAGTATAGGTTTCATCTGCTGTCCTGATCTCGTAGGCGAATGTTGGTACATTGAGATAAAGGGGTTTAACACCAAAGTGCTCACCTATCCTTTTCACCATTTCTTTACGGTCCATGTTCTTACCTCCTTGCTTTTTGGTACTTACATATATCACTCTAAGCACCATGTATAGCAAGCATTTTCTGTAAGAATCTACTCAAAGATTTTCGGTTAAAATCGCTATAAAGAAAGCAGGCTCAATGCCTGCAGTCGAGAGTTTCTTGTAAGTTATATTTCAAGAGCCGTATATCTTGGGTAGTCATATCCTTCCGAATTAACCAGCACTTTTTCATTGGTATCCATATTGACGACTCGTACACACCTTACCTCTCCATCCATATTGACTCCGCCATCTTCAGATCTGATCCAAAACTGATCCTTTAAGAAATCATCAGCAAAGTCCCTAAAGTACTCATCGGCTAGGGAAACCTCTCTAATGATAATATAAGGCTGTCCTTTTTGGCCCTCTTTCACTGCCCGCAGGGTAAGGTCTTTTAGCTCATCAAGGTCACGTACTTTTCTGCCGAATAACGCTTTCATCACTTGCCACCTCCCAGGGGTTTAAAATGGCCTGATCCGATAAACTCTTCCATCTCACCAGAGGTGTAAATCAAACATTCATCATCATTACCATCAACCGGTGAAAGAACAATGTCTCCGCACCATTTTCCTGCGATTTTGTAGACTTTTCCGCTTCTACTTTCAAACTGATCATTCTTCTTCATGCTTTTTCCTCCTTGTCCTGTGCTTTTTTTGGTAGTCTATATATCACTCTAAAAGCACATAATAGCAAGGACTATTTGAAGTGAAAGATGTATTTCTTTTACAGATAGGTTGGAGGATGTCTTAGGATTTCCCTTTCACTTATGTCCAGGGCATCGTCAATGTATTTCCCATCAAACCCAGCAGTCTTATATCCTGCCCTTACGGTTTTAAGATATCCTGGACTCGGTAAATTCAAATGGATCCTGTCGGGAATCTTGTCAGTCATGATATACACCATGGCCATAACCGACTCCCCAGTATCTAAGGTCACTTTCACATCCAGCTTCTCATAGAACCTGGGATAGCCTTCATAAAAATCTAGCGCTTCTTCATCTTCCGGTTGAAGCTCCCAAACTAGAACCGGTACCTTGCCGCCTCGTTTCTTCTCAATGGTGCAGTAGGCGTTTCCACCGCTGCCTTTAAAAAGCAGGCGATAACCCTTAAGATATGCCTTACCATAAACCGTAGCTGCGGGACACCTCATCGCCATCTGGTCTATGTTTAGGTTTGATCCATAGGCTAGATTAAGCCTTTTTACACTTGTCATCATCAATCCATCCTTTCTAACACTCGGTTTCTGCCCCTTAGCTTCGCCTGTGTGGGCTGTTCTTAAAGCTGAGGAGTCCTTCTACCACCTTAAGAGCGGTTGCCCGCTCGGTGGGTTTGAAGGCGCCGCCTTTTATCTATGCGGCTGTACGAAATCTCCAGGCCGCGGAGCCGTCTAGATGTTTACAAAGGTGCTCTCTGCAGTTTTTGAAGTCGTCTCCGATAAAACCGATTCGGTTAAGCCAGGTTCTCATGGAAAACTTAGGGTTTTCAACCTGGGGCTTTTTACTGCTAGCGCTTTTTTGTGTTAATGCCTGATGGTTCATGGCAAGGCTTAAGGCAACGTAGCTTCGAATCTTTCCTGCGTGGAGGGTTCCGTTGAATCCCCTAAGCTCAACCGTTCCGCACCCGTTAAAAAGGCTGTGAAGGTTCAGGAAATGGTATCGGCTCTCGTGGTAGTGCCTTTCTCTTCTATCTCCATAACCTTGGTACCAAATGTCCTCAATTTGTTTGAGCGTAGTTGGTTTTTTTCTATTCAGCTTTTTCACCAAGCTTTCATCCATCTTCTTGCAGTAGTGCATTCTTCTTTGTTCTATCTGAAGGGCATCGTATAAAAGGTCGTTTCTTGAGTAGATGATGTTCATGAAGTTTCTGATGGACCTTGGGGTATGGTCCCTTCCGTCTAGGTGGATATGGATTCCAGTACAGTTTTGCTGCTCTGAAAAGGCTCCAGCTTTTCTGAGTTTTCTCACCATCTCCTGGAGGCTTTCCATATCCCTTTCATAGGTCAGGATCGGGCTGACCAGCTCGACACTGTATTCGCTGCTTGCGCTGACCTTTTGTCCACCGGTTCTCTTCTGGCACTTTATGCTGCCGTCGTACACGATCTTCCAAACTCGCCCATCCCTCTCTGTGATTTTCAAAGTTTTGTAATAGTCATGAACCTCTTCTATGGTTCCCTCCAAATGATCGGCAACAACCTTCGCTGCCTTTTTCCTTGTAATGCCTGTCATCTCGATTTCAATACCGAAGTTACTCTTTAAAAAGTCTTTGCTTGTCATGTGTATTTGCCCCTTTCTTGTTTAGGTGTGTTTCTTTTGTCATGTACATATATCACTCTAAACAAGAT